GTTCTGACCCGAGACGCACTTGGCATAGGCTGCCGTGATAGTGGCTAGCGGCTTGGTCCAGCGGTCGCCCAAGTTGTCGTCGTCTCCGTTGGCCGGATCGACAAGATACACGTTTGAACTCGGACCGCGTGGGATGGCCAGCGCAGCCAAGTATTCATTGATAGCTCGCGGATAAAGACCCATGTCTCACTTCTCCTTTTGCCTGCTGTTTTGACTCAACAGAGCCCAGACCAGGCGACTACTAGGCCGTCAAATAGGCGAACGGATAGCGAGTAGCCGCCGTCTCGTTCACTCGGTTTTTCGGGTTGGGCAGCGCAAAGCCCAGCCGCATCACGACCATGATCGCGGCCATACGCTGCTGCATCAGGTTGTAGAGAATGTTTCCGGCCGAGTCCTGGATGATGCCCTCGGTGTAGACCTCAAACTCCATGTCCTGACGCATCGAGTAGACAAGCTGCGACCAGTCGCCCGAGACGAGCGGATACGTCGCGCTGCCAGCGCCGTTGGTCGGGAACAGGATCGTTGTGCCGTCCACGTTGTACTGGGACGCCACCACCGGATCGCGCGTAAAGATCGGCTGACCATTCGCATCTCGGCAGCCTCGTAGCTTGCCCTTCATGCTCAGGTGGCCGATGGATCCAGTGACCCCAAAGCCGTCTTGCTCGACCAGCGAAAAGACACCATTCTCGTCCATGATCGCGCCGTACAGATCAGGCCAGGCAGCCAAACTCACATTGTGACTCGCCGAGGCCGCGCCGGTGACAATGGCGTCGGGCCAAGCGCTCGGCTTGTTGGTGCTGTAGAGCATGGCGTTATCGATTGCCACGCCGAGAGCAGTCGCGCACTCGGGCTTGACCTGCGACCACAGCGGGATGCGCGAGTCATTGAGCACGTTGCGCGGGATCGGCACGATCACTGCCAGGTCCTTGGCGTACAGGTAGACGTTCTCCCAGTTGAGCTCGGTGGACTCCACCAGCTCGGTGTCGCCGTCCACAAAGTAGGCCGTGGCGAGAGCGCTCAGCACCGGCATGCGCTCCTCATAGACGGTCATGTCGCGCAGACGACGCGCCAGCTGCATCACGTGCGATGCCTCAGGCACCGTCTTTACAAACTCATTGGAATACTCGACGGGGATAATCCCCGCGACATCGGACCGACCGATGACACTGTTGTAGGGCATCTAATGCCTCCTAGGTTCTCACGCCAGCTTTGGCGCGAATGAAATCGTCCATACTTGTTTTGCCGCCATTCGACTGGCCGCCTGTCCCCGAGCCCGCGTTGCCCGCCGGCATCGCCTGGCGGAATAGCTCGGGAGCCGCCTCCTTGAGCGCTGCCCAGTTGGGATTGCCGCGCTGATCGAACAACCCGTCAGCCTGAGCCAGAGCCCAGGCTGCCTTGGGGTTCACACATCCAACCTCGGGCCGAATCGCTTCCTCGGCAAAGGTCGCGCGGCGGTTGGCCGACTCTAGCCCGCTGGACATCTCGTCCAGCATTCGCTTGGCCTCGTCCGGGTCCTTGCCGAGCTTTTTGGTCACATCGCTCAGTCTCTGCGAGAGAGTGTCCCGCTCTTCTCGCGTCGCCTGGACGGTGTTCTTGAGCCCCGTGATGTGTTGATCGATCAGGCCACGCCCCGCCTCGTCGAGCGTGTCATAGAGCGATTGAAACGTGCTGGGCGCCTGAGGCGGCTGCTGATTGTCTCCTTGGACCTGGGGATCTCCCCCGTCACCACTGGAGCCATCGTGCGTGAACATCTCGTTCTTCTCCTTGGGCATCTCGCCCTTACAATCGGGGGCATCTCGCCCCTCAATTGTCAGTTTACATTGCAGGTGTTGCAGCTCCTGCAATTTCAGGCCCAGAGACACAAAAAAGGCCCCTCTGACGGTGTGTCAGAGGGGCTATCAGCGGTCTCGTCTATCGTGCCTACAGCGTGTCGGGCCAGCTCTCCTTTTTCTCGAACTGGACGCCATGATCGCCTGGGAACGGTTGGCTATGGTCATGGCCATCGAGTATCTCTATCGGTATGCCCTTGGGAAACGCAGCACAGCGAAACACTTGATCTCGGCTAGACTGAACAAATGCCCCCAGGTCAAAGTGCTTGCATCTGATACACTGAGCAGGGTAGCGCGGTGCCACATGGCCCTTGTCAAGCTCGACACTCACTATTGAATCTCCTCTTGTCGATAGTCTAGCCCCAGATCGCGCGCGACCCGCTGCCATACCTCATGAAAGTGGCTAGCCGACGCCTCATCCGCCGTAGCGGTCCCATAGAACACCGCGCGCATGCCATTGCGGTGGACCTCATCGTCTCGACTCTGGTACGCCGGTACGAGTTGCTGCCTGGCCCATTGCTCGTTCCACCCACCAGCAGGCGGCCGCATACTGTAGCGGTAAACAGGGGTTACCGCTCTCATCTCTTGGACCTCCATCCGAGCCGCCTCGTAGATGTCTTCAACTGAAAAGCTGTTGCCTTCCAAGACGCCGCCTGCCGCGGCCCCACAATGCCCTCCAGGCTCTTGGAGTACCGCGTCGTTCCCCAGGCGGCCGTGGAGGTCTGGCCCACAAAATCGCCGAGAGCGATGGCCCCCGCATGATACGCCTCAAAGGAGGCCCCACCTAGCATACTACGTTGCGTAGCCTCATCCTGTTTCGCAAACCACGCGCTGCCTGACTCCCATTCGACCGGCGGCGCGCCCTTGACCACGGGGATTGATGTACAGCGCCCGTTTGGGTGATCGTCCAGCACCTCCTCGAGGGCGTGCAGCGTGCCGTCCATCGCCAGACACATGGCGCAGGTGCGCGTCTGCTTAGCGCTGAGCCACTTCCAGCCATCGAGAATGTCGCTATTGGCCAAGTACGACTGCCGTGACGCCTCACGGGCCGCGCGCAGCATCTCGGTGCGGCTGATGGTCAACGCCTTGGCCAGATTGCCACCAAGACTGCGCCTGATTCGCTCGGCCACGCTTCGCGGGTTCTCGCCTAGGCCCATACCCTCGATGAGCCCCTTGCGCACGCTGGCACTGGCGTGGGGCCCAAGCTGGTCAAGCAGCGCCCTCAACGGCGACCCGTTAGCCGTGGTGCCCACCAGCGTCTCGATCATCTCGGTAGGGAGCCGGTTCCACTCGATCTGCAGGCCGGCCTGCGTCTGCACCATGGCCTGCGCCGAGGCCTGCGCCGCCTCAATTGCTGCACGCTGCCCTCGCTTGATGCGACCGTCAGCCACGGCGGCAAACCGGTTGATCTGGCGCTCTGTTTGCTGGAGCAAGCGCTGCAGCCGATCCTGATCGAGCAGCCAGTCGAGGCTGGTCTGGGCATCCGCACCCTGTGTGCCCTCATAGCGCGACAGCACATCCTCGATCTCTCGACGCAGACGCACCCAAATGCCGCCATAGGCTCGCACCATCTGGCTAGCAGCGCCACGCTCCATGCGCAACAGTGCATCACGGTGTCGCTGCGCAATGACCAAAACCTGGCCGGGGCTACCCACTAGACGCCCTGATCAAAGGCCGTGAGAAGCTGCTCGCCCATTGTGGCGCTGGTCAACGCGATCTCGTTCTGCATCACCTCGATCTGCTCTTTACTATACCCCATCTCGCGCTGCAGTTGTTGTTTGCTCACGCCCACTTGGCCCTTGAGCACCGCGGTCTGGGCCGCCATGTGCGGATTGACGGTCTGGACCTCATCGAACTGCGGCGTGATGTCCTCTGGGGCCACGGTCACACCTTCGAGCTGCAACAGAAACGCCCCGATTCGCCGCCAAGTCGCCGTGAACCGCTCCAGATAGCGCCCCGTCTTGCGCACCAACGGCGCCTCCATGGCAATCAGCGCCTCACCCGAGGGATCGCCGGTCTGCTGGAACAGGTAATGTTTGGGCGTGCGCGTGATGATCGCCATGGCCCCGGCCAGCTTATCGATGGCCGACAGGTACATGCTCAGATCGGTCTGCTCGAACTCGCCCACCTTGGTCGGCTCGCCTTCGCCGTCGTTGCTGGGCAGCATCCATATCTCGTTGGGCGCGTTCTTGAGAGAGCCGAGATCCGCGTTGCTGATGATGTACCGTTGGCGGAACGCGCCATACTCGGCGGCTACCATCATGTCGCTCAGCAGTTTGTTGACCGCATCCTGCAGCGGCAGCGCGTTGGCAAGCTCACTGGCCACCGCTCGCCGGCTGCGCCGCAGATGGAACATGGGAACGGCCCCAAACGGATTGGATGCCCTGTCAGACTCCATCGGCTGGAAAGCGGTATGGTCCATGACCGACAGGTCAGCACTCTGCGTTTCATAGTACTCGAGGTGGTCAGGGTAGTAGAGCGTCATCCGATAGCGCTCATCGTCCGTCCGCCACCACTTGGCGGCAAAGAGCGGAGCTCGCGGATTGTCCGGGTCATAGTGGATCATGCACTGCCGCGGATCGTTGTAGAATGCCGCCGTCTGCCCGTCCTCGTTGGGCCAGGCAATCACGAACGCCTCACCACAAACCAGCGAAGCAAGGTGCGCATCATCACTATCGAGGCCCAGCTCGGTCCGCGCAAAGGCATGATTCAGCTGCTCAGTCGCTTCATCGTTGTTCGCCACCGAGAAACCGGTCAGGTTCACCCGATCGGCGACCGCATCGACCACCACCGCGCACCAGTTCTCGACAAAGCGCGCATCGAGGTTGTGAAACACTGTCTTGAGGCGCTGCGCCGAATAGACCAGCGGCTGATCACCCTCATAGTAACGCCAGAGCTTGGCGTACTCTGTCGTCTTGCGCTTGAGCTCGTTGTAGGCTCGCTCTAGGTCGTTC